ACACCTTAATTATTGTTTTAAAATAACATCAGTATTTCTCCTTTCAAGATTATCGTAGCAAAATAAAAAAGAGATAAACTCCCACGTTTACCTCATTTTTTTCGTTGTAATAAATTCAATTTTATAAGCTCTAATTGTTTATAAACTTCATACTTATTTTTTAGATCGTTAATAGTCCTAGATACATTACTATAACTTTGTTTTGTTTCCATAGACATATTTACATAGGTATCGCCTCTTATATACCTATCTAAAATGTCCTTTTCATTATCTGTTAATGTTACTTTAATAATAAAGTCGTCATACAACTGTTTAATTGCTAAATCTTCTTTCATACCTTACCCACTAACTAAATACTATCATTTTTTACTAGTACAATAGTTTCATTTTTAGTTCAAATTTTTGCTCGAGTGGTCTTTATAATATGAATATTTTTGTTATAGTCAATACCCTAAAATTTAAAGTTGTCATGTTTTAGTCATAGTTTTTTCAGTATTATGTCAAAAAAATTAAAAGAGATTAAGTAATTTCTTTTTTAACTCTTTCTTTCTACGATATACAGTTCTTTCACACATTCCCAATATGTTGCCTATTTCTACTACAGAATATCCTTTTACTAATAAATCGAATATTTCTTTTTCTTGCTTAGGTTCATTAAATATAATACTATTTACTATTAAATTATATTTATTTTTATTCATTTTAAATTCCATATATCCCCCACAATTTCGCATATTATAGGGGGATACTTATTTTTTGTCAAACAAAAAGAAGTAGCCTAAACTACTCCCCTACTACATTATAGGTTTCCCTATACAATATTTCGTTAGTTTCTAATCATACGTTCCCTATTAGAACTTTAGTGTCGCATTGACTAAAGAACGTATCTAACGCTTAATTAATAGTGTCATATTAAAGTTTTTTAATCTCATAGACACTATAAAGTAGATATACGTTTGCAAACTACTTTTTAACCTCGATAGGTGAAATATATCTACTCAATTACATTATAACACATTTATTTTAAATAAGCATTACTTACCCACTTATTTACGTCTATTTTAGCCCATCCAGATTCTACATAATAAACTTTTACTTTAGAACCTTTTTTAAGATTACCTACTATTTTTCCTTTAGTAGATTTATCATTACGAATATTTAATACACTTGCTGTAACAGTCTTTGTTTTTGGTTTATAAATATAAGTCAAGTAAGTGCTATGCCCCTTTTTTTTATCACTAGGAGCTTTTAAATCTTTAATTGTTTTACTCATAGAATAGTGTTCGTCACCATACCATTTACGAGGTTTAGTATCTATATGAATATTACCAGTGGATACTTTAGAATTGCCACAACGATATCCTACGCCTCTATTATGTCCTAAATCTTCTAGTGCTATCGCTACTTTATCAGTAGGTATTCTCTTCTTGTTTTTATCTTTGAAGTATATATCACACGCATATCCTTGAACGTGTGAACCTCCACCGCTTCCACCTATTTTTTTATCATGAGAAGGACATCTATATCCAGAATAAATATTACCAGTTTCAGCACCTATTTTAGCCATTACTTTTTCAAGTGTAGGAGCTAAGTCGCTATCTATCTTAATACTATGTTTTTTACCACATTTGCATTTGAACTCTTGTACGTTAAAGTGTGTAGTTAATTGTGTTTTGTCATTATATTTATATGATTTAACAGCCATTAATCTTCACCTTTTTCTATATCGTATTCGTCACTTTCTTCTTTTTCTTCAAATAACTTTCCACCAACAAGATATACAGAGATAGCACCTGCAATTACTATAATTGACTTGCTAATACTATCAATTTGCCATCCCCATACTTCTGCTAGTCCTATCAAAATCATGTTAATAAAATTAAGCCCATTGACAACGTATTTTGATATCTTTTTTACTTTTTCCATTATTAATCACCATCCTTAAATTCGTTATGTAATATTTTTTCACAATATAATTTTGTTTCACTGTTGTATCCGTGAGATAAGTATTCATCACAAGCTTCTATTTTATCTCTAAGTGGTATTCCATCAGCCCAAATAAGAGTCCTTAGCGTTGTCTTATTTATCATTTCTATCATATTAGAATTGTTTTCATACATTTTATATGCACTAATGATAAAGCCAATTATTGCTATCAAGATCACAACCAATTCCTTTGCCATTTTTAATTTCTCTAAGATTTTCTTCATCATGATTCACCTCTTAATTATTCTATTCATAGTAATCACTTGCTTTAATTATTTGACCTGTACTAGCCCAATAAGTCCATCTATTTGCTACTATCCAATTTTCATATAAATTATCAGGTACGACAATTATAAATGAATTATTTGTTGAACCAAAAGCATTATTATTATTTAATGTTACAACACTTTGACTATCTCTAAAATCAACTACTCTTAATTCATAACAAAATCGACATAATGAACCACCTATTGTTGTTATATTTGATGGTATTTTTATATACTCTAAATTATAGCAATAGTTAAAATCTCCAGGCATTGTAGTTGTATCAGTACGGATTGCAATATCTTTCAAGTCCATACAATCATTTGCAATAGTATTATTGTAATGACCATCAATAGTTAATCTTTTTAATGAAGTACAATAGTCAAATGAACCTGATGAACCAAAAACACTATTTTTTGATAAAGATACAACTTTTAAATTAGTACAATGTTGATAACTATAATTCGAAAGATATTTTCCTAAAGGCAAAATTACTGCTTCTAAATCATAGCAATAAGACATCAAATAATTTGGATAATTTATATTTGTTGGTAATACTATTGATTTAATTCCTGTTAATGAACATAAACAATATGTTGCAAGATTTACATTATTGTTTAAATATATTTTCTTTACTTTATTAGAATATTTATCTTGTTCACTAAAAGTTGTATTTTCAGTAAACAAACTTTGGAAAGTTTCACTTGTACCTTTTAAATAAATAGTAGAATTACTACTTATCTTTATTTCGTAACTTCCTTCTTTTGAATAAATATGTTGTGTATTTAAAGTAGTAGAAGTTGATGAACCTGTTACATCTTGTGTATTACCATCTCCCCAGTCAATAGTTGCAGTTCCATTTATTGCAAAATTTAAGTATGGTTCTTTTGTATTTTTATCTAATCTTACAAATATATGTATTTTGTTATCACTAGGTAAATATGTATGTCCAATTTGTAACATACCACATTCTTGAACATAACTTTTGGCGTCACTTAATGTCCAATTCCATCCTTGACTTGTTAGTCCTTCGTGTGTTGGACTTTCAGGCATTTCAGTTAATTGCAAAAAGTCATTAGCACTATATGAATGTAATAGTGTTCCATCATAATCGTAAAAGTTTACATCATTTTCTTGAACACTATCACTTACATTAACAATAGCACTTGCATAATTAGTAACATCATATTCACCATTTTGATTTATTGATATTGTACCACTAGGTGATGGTCCTCCACCACCCCCTGCATTTTTACCTAATAAATAGCTTATTATATCCATAGTTATTCACCGTCTATCCATTCTTCTTCATCAGCGTCATAGAATGATATCTTTTGTGTATCTATTTCAATGAATACAGCACCATTTAATATTTCTTTATCGTCTAATTCTCCTGTAGGTTTTGTATCAGTTGAAAGTCCCCTTAATTCAGTGATATTGTATCCCCCAGTGCTACTGTTCTTTTCTGTTCTATAAATAGTTACCATAATTTATTCTCCTTTTCTTTTTTATTTCCATTTTCCTATTGCTATTAATGATATTGTATAAGTTGCTGAACTCCTTGAGTTTGGTCTAACCAAATATGAACTACCCCACGATGTTGTTGACGTATTTGCTACTCCTTCTATAAAGCAACCACTAGCCGATGCATTTGTTGCTGTTACTGTTGGAGGAGATATAAATGTTTTAGGGAAATCACCAAAATCAACCCTTTCTGTACTTTCATATAATGTTCCCCAAGTGTTAGTAATCGTTGCTGTATAATTTGCCTTTTTCCAACAAATTAAAGTACCATCACTATATTGAATGAAATCGCCATTAGCCGTACTTCCTTTATTTATAATTCCTCCAATTTCACACCAATTATTCCAAGAATTCGGTATTGAAGTTCTATAAAACATACTAAAAGGACTTGTACTATCATCTCCATTAGGTATAAATATTTGTCCGCTAAAATCAGGCTTGCTATTACCTTTTCTATTTCTATAAGGTATATTTAATATAACTCCATACGGATTTCCTGATGGACAATTTGTGCCATTTGTAATTGCTGTCATAATAGCATCGTATATAGTGTCTATATCATGGCTTGTTCTCGATACTAGATTTATTGAGTTAGGGGCATTCATTTCGACATTTATATCAAATTCATTATCATCCCAATTAAATACAGGAGTTCCTTTTGATACTGTTATACCTGATATTGATTTAGTTTGTATTTTATCAGTTGCTCTTACTTGAAAGTCATAAACTTTTGTGTAATCAAAATCACTTAATTGTAATGAGCCTGAATATGTATTACCACTTACTGTTCGAGATATACTTGTCCAACTTCCCCAACTTGATGAAGTTCTTTCTTTATACCTATATTGCGTTGTTAAACTATTACTTTGACTTCCAAATGAATTGTTAAAATAATTACCACTTATTGATATATTTACCTTCTCATCCGTTGGTTGATTTCTCACTACTGCTGCTTTTAATGTTAATGGAATATAATTTACCATTGTCATTGTTTTTGTTTGACTTGTTGTATATCCTCTACTATCAGTTACTATTGCTTGAAACGAATTGGTAGAAGCACCATTAAAGTTTACTACTCCACTACTTGCTGTTGTTCCATTAACCTTTATCGAACTTATTGTTGCACTATGTTGTCCACTTGCTGTTACTGTTGCTTTTACATTACTTACATATCTTACCATCTTTGAACTATCGCCTGTTAGAGATGTTGTTGTTGAATTAGTATCTACTAATGTATAACTACTTATTGTTGGGTTTCCTGTTGCTGTAAAGGTTGCTGTTACTGTTGATGATGTTCCTACTAAAGATGATCCGTTGTATGTATCAGCATAAAATTGACATTTAATAGTTTTGCTATTTGGTATTAAAGAATAGAAGCTTGTTGGAACTGTCCAAGCATATACTTGATTACTTGTCTTATCTACTATCTTTGTCCAACTACTCTGTCCGCTCGCTTTATAGTATAACGTAGTAGTGAATGACGAACTATTTTTGTTAATAGTAATGTTTGTCGAACTCCCAATATTGGCGTCAGTAACACCTATTTGACTTGCTCTTGGTATTGTTGTTAATGTTAATGTTCCACTTGCACTTGCATTACCTGGTGTGAAAGTATAACTTGTGTTATCGGTTATTGTAAAGCCAAATGATAGATTTTTCGTTCCATCATTATTGTGAGCTATTCCTGTGACACTTGCTGATTTAATAGTTACTGTTGAACTGCCATCATATTTGGAAATTGATCCTGACGCAACTTGTGTTCCATTTACACTTATTGTATACGTTACACCACTTGCATTCCAGTCCCAACCTTTTTGTTTTGGAGATATCTTTAATGTATAAGAAACATCACTTGTATTATTGTTTACACTATAACTTGTTTCAGTAATCTCCATTGTAAAATTATGATGATTTTTACTACCTGTTGCTGTTATGGTTGCCATATTATCCTCCTATATAGAACATTCCTGTTCCATTTTCATAATCTTCCATTCGTGAGTTTTGACCTACTACTAAATAATGTTGAACTATTAAATTATCACTTGCTACTACTGTTTGACCTTCAAAGTCACCAAATTGAGTATTGCCACTATTTACATATCCTGCAAATAGAATGTAATCATCACTACCATCGGTTTTCTTAACACCTACACCAACTTCATTAATTGTTGTTTTAGTATTAGCATTTGTCTTTTCATAAGTCATACCATTTTCGTCAAATGTTCCACTTGTAGTTTGAACTATCTCACTTACTATTTGATTATTATTTTCATCATAGAATGTTCCTTTTAATATTGATTTCACATCAGTTTTTGTATAAGTGTCAGTTTGTAATGTTGATACTCTATTTTCTATTTCAACTGTTCTTGATACTGGTGTATATCCATCAAACCTATTTACTATTTCTTGATAGTTGTTATTAACTGTTGTATCTATTGTATTTGTTTTACTTACTAAACCTTCTATTGTGC